CGTGAAAGAGGAGGATGGCCATTCCCTAGAAAAGACTTAGCGCAACTGCAACTAGATATTCTTTCTGAAGGCGCTATAGGAATTGGTTGGGTTGTATCTTTTAGTGAGCCAGATAGATTTGGTGGCGATGAGTTCTTCTCAACAGCGTTGGAACTTGGGCCAACTGTCTTAGCTATGTTTGAAAGTTCTACTGGATCATATCCTCCAACCACAGGTACAGTTGTATTGGGTAATGATGTAGGTGGTTATATGTCACCTGGTATTGTAGAGAATGTAGATGTATTAAAAGAACAAGCTACCCAAGGTATTGCATCTGCTCCAGTAGATATTGATAACTTGGTTAGAAGAATACCATTGCTTATGAAAACTCCTGAAGGTTGGGCTCCTTCTTTTGGAACTCAAGTATTAAAAATACTTGCAGGATCTAATACTTATATTATAAAAACTAATGATAATGGATTAGAAGAAATAGTTATAAAGGGGTTAGCTCCAATTCCTGTAGATAGCTATGGTCGTAAATGGATATCTTGGATAGATACTCCACAAACTAATTTAAAAGAAATGGATGTAGAAGGTAAGTTTGTTTTTATTGGTGTCACTGCTAATGGAATCATGCCACAAATTGCAACACCATCTGGATTATTAGAGCCACATAAAATACAAGCAGCATTATCTGAGTCAATTCTTTTAGAAAACTCTCCATATATTCCAGATTTTTCTTTAGCTTTGGAAATTTTAATTTTTTCAATATTCGTTACCCTGACATGGCTGTCAATAAACTTTCTTGGTATAACTAAGGGCGTAAGTGTTGCTGTAGTTTTGCTTTTAACCACGGCGCTCTCAGGCTTTTTCAGCATTCAAAAGGGTTATTTAATAGATTTTTCTTGGACTTTTATCTCACAGTTCATAACTGGAGCTATTGCTTTCTATTTAAACTTTAGAAAACAATTTAAGTTGCGTCAATTAATTAAAAAACAATTTGAACATTACCTTGATCCAAGACAAGTTAAACAATTACAAAATAATCCAGAGCTTTTAAAACTTGGTGGAGAGAAAAGATATGCTACCTTTTTATTTACAGACGTAAGAGGCTTTACTTCTTTGTCTGAAAAATTGCAACCAGAAGAAGTAACTGAGATTATGAATAAGGCATTAACAGTTCAAGTTCAATGCGTGCAAAACAATGGGGGCATGGTAGATAAGTTTATTGGTGATGCTTGCATGGCTATCTTTAATGCGCCAATAGATTTAGAAGATCATCAGAACAAAGCAGTCAAGACTGCTATTGAAATGCAAGCGGCCATTAAAGAACTTAACAATGAGCTATCTCATCCCATTGCTATAGGTGTTGGTGTTAACACAGGAGAAGCTGTGATAGGTAACATGGGCAGTGATACTAGATTTGACTACTCTGCTATAGGAGATGCTGTAAATATTGCAGCTCGTCTTGAATCAGGAACTAAAGAAGCAGGGGTTGATATTTTGATAGGTGAAGATACTGCCAAAAATTGTAATTTTAAGTTAAAATCATTAAAGGCAATTAAAGTTAAAGGTAAAGAGAAATCTTTAAACGTATATACAATCTGAGGAAAAGACATGGCAACTGCAAAAGATGCTCTTAATGCAATAGAATCTCATGAAAGAGAATGCAAAGCTTTATATAAAAGCATTGATAGAAGATTAGAAGATGGATCTAGAAGATTTGATAAACTAGAGAATATGATTTGGGCTGTATATCCTTTTATACTAGTATCAATAGTTCTATCCAGACTTGTCTAATGAATAAACTTAAATGGATATGGAAAAAAATAAAATTTTTTATATCGTTTTTTGAAACAAGATACAAAGTTACTGTATCTTTTAATAAAGAGTATGGTGATTCAGATGACCGCATATATATTACAAGAAAAATTATAGTGCAAAAAGAAAAACACTTAAAATTTCGTGATGAAAATAAAAAGATAGTAGAATATCAAAGTGCAGGTGGATTGAATTATATTATTGAGGAAGCGTAATGCAACAATTTCTAATAGCAATTATATTAGTTTTAGGATTAAGTTCTTATTACCTCTACAATGAAAATAAAACTCTTACTACCAACAATGCTTTATTAGAAGGCGCTGTAGCAACGCAGAAAGATGCTATAGAATCTTTACAAAATGATTTTGCTACACAAACACAAGGCTTACTAGCCATACAATCACGCAATCAAGCAATAGAACAAGAGATGACAAGGTACCTTGATATCTTTAAACGCCACAACTTAACAAAGTTAGCAGCAGCTAAACCTGGATTACTTGAACCTAAAATTAACAAAGGAACTAAAAATGTATTTGATAGCATCGAAGAAGATAGTCGCAACATTGACAGTCTTGATGATGGCTTGCAGTTGCAGCCTGATACCAAGTAAACAAATAGAAATTGTAGCTAAACCTATAGAAAGAGTTATAGCGCAACCTATAATGCCTAGGGAGATAGATTTAAAAGAACCTTATTGGTATGTAGTAAGTGATAAAAACCTAGAAGAGTTCTTAGCTAGGGTAGAAAAAGACCAAGGTCAAATAGTTTTTGTAGCTATGTCTATACCTGATTACGAACTAATGTCTTATAACATGCAGGAATTAAAGAGATATATAAATGAACTTAAAGAAGTTGTTGTGTATTATAGAACAGTTACTACAAATAAAGAGGAGTAGGTATATGAATATATCACAAGAAGGATTAGGATTAATTAAAAAGTTTGAAGGCTGTGAATTAAATAGCTATAAATGCGCGGCAGGAGTTTGGACGATTGGTTACGGCTCTACACATGGTATAGAAGAAGGCATGTCTATATCTAAATCAAGGGCAGAAGAATTACTGCTAGAAGATATATCTGAATTTGAAGATCATGTTATGAACAATGTAAAGGTTCCTTTAAATCAAAATCAATTTGATGCAATGGTGTCATGGACATTTAATTTGGGTGGCGGCAACCTAAAAAGTTCTACACTTTTAAAAGTTTTAAATGGTATGGATTACACAGACGTACCTAATCAAATTAAACGCTGGAATAAAGCCAATGGTAAAGTATTAGAAGGTCTTATAAGACGCAGAGAAGCAGAAGCTTTACTTTTTGAAGGCAAGGAATGGCACGAGGTTTAACATGCCATTAACTAAACTACAATTTACTCCAGGCATCAACAAAGAGATGACTGATCTTATGGATAAAGGCGGTTGGTCTGACGGTAATTTAGTTAGGTTTAGAAAAGGTTTGCCAGAAAAAATAGGTGGTTGGACTAAAGCAGTTACTGATTCTTATCTGGGAACAGGTAGAGCTTTAACAGCATGGGTTGATTTAGACTATACAAAATATATAGGACTAGGAACTACTTTTAAATACTATGTAAACTCTGGTGCAGATTACTTTGACGTAACACCCATACGAGCTACAACAACCAATGGTATAGTCTTTGCAGCTACTAATGGTAGTACAACTATAACAGCAACCGATGATGACCACGGAGCTGTAGTAAATGATTTTGTTACTATAAGTGGCGCAGTAAGTCTTGGCGGTGCTATAACTGCCGTGGTATTAAACAAAGAATATCAANTAACTGCTGTACCCAGTGCAGATACTTTTACTTTTACAGCAACAGCAACAGCNAATGGAAGTGATACAGGTAATGGTGGCTCAGGTGCAGATGCGGCTTATCAAATTAATGTAGGGCTAGATGTTTATGTACCATCAACAGGTTGGGGTGCAGGTACATGGGGTTCAGGTACATGGGGATCTGCTAGTGCAATATCACAAACAGGACAGCTAAGGCTTTGGTCACACGATGCCTTTGGTGAGGATCTTATATTTAATCCTAGAGCTGGTGGAGTATATTATTGGGATGAATCTGGTGGAACAAGCGCTAGAGCTGTTGCTATTAGTGACTTAAGTGGCGCTAATCTTGCGCCAACACTAGGCTTACAAACCATAGTAAGTGATATTGACAGACACGTTATTGTTTTAGGCGCTGATCCTATAGTTGGTAGTGCTAGATCGGGTGCTATAGATCCTTTACTTATAGCATTCTCAGATCAAGAAAGCGTTACAAATTGGGAACCAACATCAACTAATACTGCTGGTTCTTTAAGACTATCATCTGGATCACAGATAGTTGGCGGCTTAAGATCAAGACAAGAGATTCTTATTTGGACTGATACTGCTTTATATAGTATGCAGTTTATAGGTGCTCCTTTTACTTTTGGTTTAAACCTAGTAAACGAGAACGTAGGTCTTATATCTCCTAATGCCATGGTCAATGCACCCGATGGCGTTTACTGGATGGCTAGAGATGGATTCTATACTTACTCAGGATCAGTTAAAAGACTAGTATGTAGCGTACTTAACTATGTACTAGATGACATTAACAATACTCAATCATTTAAAACATTAGCCTTTACCAATAGAGAATTTAACGAAGTCGGCTGGTTCTATGTATCATCTTCTTCTGAAGAAATAGACAGCTATGTAACCTACAATTACCTAGAGGGTGCTTGGAGTATAGGCAAGCTATCAAGAACAGCATGGATGGATGATGGTGTCTTTGAAAAACCTAGGGCTACAGGTAAAGATAGCGATGGTGATAACTACTTATATATACATG